CGCGTACAAGAAACCACTAACACTACTGGGACCGGGGCTTACACTCTTGGAGGCGCAGTTGCGGGGTTCCAAACCTTCGCTTCGGTTGCCTCTGATACGGACACTGTCTACTACTCCATTACGGATAACGTAGACTTCGAAGTTGGTCTTGGTACATACGCTTCGGGTGCGGGTACTATTACCCGCACGACTATCTTCTCGTCATCTAACTCGGATGCGGCTGTTGACTGGGGCGTCGGGACGAAAAACATCTTCCTGACTTACCCTGCGGATAAAGCCGTTGTTGAAGACGCGAGTAACAATGTAACCATCGGCAACAACTTAGTTGTGGGTGGTACGGTTGATGGCGTCGATATCGCGACCCGTGATGCGGTACTCACTTCGACGACTAACACTGCGGATGCTGCACTCCCTAAAGCTGGTGGCACTATGTCTGGTGCTATTGCAATGGGTACGAACAAGATCACAGGCGCAGGTGATCCTACAGCGGCACAAGACTTGGCGACAAAGTCCTACGTTGACACAATCGCAGCGGCAGGCCTTCACTACCATGATCCGGTTCGTGTGGAGAAAGAAGGCACTCTTACCGCGACGTATAACAACGGCGCAAGCGGTGTTGGGGCAACACTTACTAACTCTGGTACCCAAGCGGCTTTGGTTATTGACGGCATTACAATGGTCGTCGCTGATCGTGTTCTTGTATACGAACAAACCGATGCTACGCAGAACGGTATCTACACTGTCACCAATATTGGTTCCGCCAGCACCAACTGGGTTCTTACGCGGGCTACCGACGCTGATAGCTACGCACCTTCCGATCCAGATTCTCTTGGGCAAGGCGACGCGTTTTTCGTGCAAGAAGGTGCTTTAGGCGCTGGTGAAACTTACGTTATGAACACTGAGGGCACCATTACCTTTGGTACAACGGACATTACGTTTGCACAGGTTTCTTCGGCACAGGTCTACGTTGGCGGCACAGGCGTCACGATTGCGGGTACTGATATATCTATCGGGCAGTCTGTCGGTACGGGTGATGACGTTACTTTCAACAGTGTTACGGGCAACGCCTCTTCAGCCACTGCACTGGCAACAGGCCGCACAATTGGTATGACAGGCGATGTTGTTTGGACTTCAGCTGCGTTCGATGGCACGGGCAACGTCACAGGCACTGCTACAATCCAGCCTAACTCCGTAGCTTTGGGTACGGATACAACAGGCAACTACGTCGCCGCAGGCGCTACATCCGGCACGGGTATCTCTGGTTCGGTGTCCAGCGAAGGAGGCACCTTTACCGTCACTTCAAACGCGACCTCGGCCAATACGGCATCGACTATCGTTGCGAGAGACGGCTCAGGCAACTTCACCGCGGGGACAATTACGGGTGCATTGAGCGGAAACGCTTCTACAGCCACTACTTTAGCAACAGGACGCACAATCAGCCTTACTGGCGACGTGGCAGGCACATCTGGTTCGTTTGACGGCTCCGGCAACGTATCTATCGCGGCTACGATACAAGCAAACTCTGTTGCCTTGGGCACTGATACAACGGGCAACTACGTGCAATCCGTTGCTAACGGCTCGTATCTTACAGGCGGTGGTGGAGCTTCGGAAGGCACTGCACTAACTCTCGGTGTAGACGCTACCTCGGCTAACACAGCTTCCAAGGTTGTAGCGCGAGATGGTTCTGGTAACTTCTCCGCAGGTACGATCACAGCGGCTCTTACAGGTAACGCCTCAACGGCCACAACGCTGCAAACAGCACGGACAATCAACGGCGTATCGTTTAACGGCTCTGCCAACATCACCGTTGCAGACAGCACCAAGGTTCCAACATCACGAACTGTAAGTGCAGGTAGTGGTATTTCTGGTGGTGGCGCTCTATCGGGCAACATTACAATCAGTCATGCTGATACATCTTCTCAGGGCAGCGTCGATAACTCCGGCGCGACAGTCATCCAAGACGTCACGCTCGACACATACGGCCATGTTACAGGCCTTGGCTCTAAGACGATCACACTGGCCGACTTGGGTTACACGGGTGCCACTAACGCTAACTACATCACTAACAACAACCAGCTCACCAATGGTGCAGGTTACACGACTAATGTTGGTGATATTACAGGCGTGACAGCAGGTAGCGGCATAAGTGGCGGTGGCACATCTGGAACAGTTACAATCAGCCACGCTGATACATCTTCTCAAGGGTCGTCAAACAACTCTGGCCGTACATACATTCAAGACGTTACGCTGGACACTTACGGCCACGTCACAGGGCTTGCTACAGCGACTGAGACTGTAACGGACACCACCTATTCCGCGGGCACAAACTTGTCCTTGTCGGGTACGACGTTCAATGTGTCGAGCAACCCCAGCTTCACAGACATTTATCTGGCGGATCAGATATTCCACACTGGCGACACAGACACGTACATGCAATTCCACGCAGGTAATCAGTGGCGTGTCGTTGCAGGTGGCACCGAGCGACTTGAAGTGAACGGTGGGACAATTACCGCGAACGGGACATTCAACAACACGTCTGATGAGCGTCTCAAGGACAACATCCAGCCTATCGACAGTGCCCTTTCTGACGTATGCAAATTGCAAGGTGTTTCTTTCGATTGGAAGGACACAGGGGAATCTACGTATGGCTTCATTGCCCAACAGGTTGAGCCTATCTTGCCAGAGCTTGTGGCTACCGATGAGGAAGACGGTATCAAGTCGGTAAACTACGTAGGATTGATTGGTCACTTGGTAGAGGCTATCAAAGAACAACAGGCGCAGATCGACGCGCTGACGGCAAAACTTAACGGCTAATAGTGGAAGGACACGAAGATGGCTATACAGGTAAGCGGCACACAGGTGATCGGCAACTCGCGAGAGTTGACTAATATTGCATCGGTTGATGCGACTACAGCGGCGTCTATTACGGCGGCTGGTGTCGGTGGCGCTAGTGGAGAGCAAGCATTTACAGCGGATGAAGCCTTAACAGCAGGTGATGTGTTAGGGTTAAACTCCAGTGGTAAGGTGGTAAAAAGGGGGGCGCTTGTAAGCCCAAAAACTCAAACCTATAGCGATGAATGGAACGAAAAGTATTTTTTCGGTACTTGGGACGAGGATAACGAGTTTTTTATCTACGGGATAGGCTATTGGGGCCCGGGCTCAGACCGTAAAATCGGATATGTTGTAGGTGAGGTGAACGCAAACGGCACTCTCAGCGTAGGGGGTGGTAAATATACTGGTCCGGCAGGTTACTCCCGTAACCTTGGCATGTGCTATGACACCAACGCAAACAAAGCCGTGGGGTATATATTCGACAATGGGTCCGGAGTTTCTCGGCCAAGAGCTGTGGTTATTACTGTGAATAGTAATAAGACCCTCAGTTTTGGCTCTCTTACAAATCTGCCGTTTGCACAGGATTCATACTATTCGAGGGGTGTGTGCTTTGATCCATCTACGAACAAATGTCTTTTTGTTGGTTCTAGTGGCCCCTACACCTACGATGTTCGAGCTTGCGTGGGGACAGTGAGCGGCACATCTATAAGTTTTGGCAGCGCAACCAGCGCTGGAGGTAGCGGCACTGCTCAGAATGACCGTGTGGCAATCCACGTTCCAGGAGCAAACAAAAATGTTGTTGTTTGGCTAGAGTCTCGGAGCAGCAAGTTTAATATTGTTGCCAAATCAACAACTATAAGCGGTACTAGTGTGTCTTTCGGCTCAGAGGGCTCTGTAGTTCCAAACGGTAATTTTCAACAAGAAGGTTTGTGTGCCATAGCAGACCCCACCAGCGGTAGCAGTAAATTCCTAGCTGTTTGTTATGATTCCACTGATGACCAACTATGTGGATATGTAGGAACACTGAGTGGCACCTCAGTCAGTTTCGGATCTAAAGTTGTGTTGTCAGATGTCAGAGATTTTGTTTTTCCTAATGAGACCAGCGTGACTGTTCGTTCTCAGACAGTTTCACTATCCCCCATCCCCAACAGCAATGACATCTTAGTAGCATTTCACGTTCGTTCTTCCAGCGCTCGGAGAATATTTTCCAAAACACTAACAGTATCAGGTACAAATATTTTGACTGGTCCGACTAATGAGGTAGTAAAGGAAGGTAGTACCAATGCTGATTTGGATGAGAGCAAGGCCTTTATTCTGCCGGATTACACGGAGAATAAAGTCGTAATGACTACTGCTATCTATAATAATAGTCTGAGGACTACTTCTTCTCAGGCAATACAAGGTGCTCCCGCAAAATTTGTAGGTATAGCGGCAGAAAACATTTCAAGCGGCTCTTCTGGCAAGGTTACAGTGGTAGGCGGCACAAACACAAGCGTGTCTGGTTTGACAGCTGGTTTCGCATACGGCCTGAACTCGTCATCTGGTGACTTGCAGTTGCTTTCACCAGATGTGACTGGTCGTGTTGGCAGGGCGATTAGCGCAACGTCCCTGTACATAGACAATGGGTTTGACGAGAACAACTAAATTTAGACGCACAGGAGTACAGTTGAAATGGTACAGCAAAATTTACCGGAAAACATTTACCTTTTTGAAAAGGAAAGTATCCGTTATGAGAGGAATAGACTCCTCCAAGAGACAGACGTGTGGGGGCTAAGTGATTATCCGGCGACAGCAGAGCAGACGGCATACCGCCAAGCCTTGCGTGACATCACAGATCAGGATGGCTTCCCTCTCGACATCACATGGCCGACAAAGCCTGAGTAAGGACTTACAATGCTGGGATTCGCCCCATATTCAGCCGCAGCTTTTGCCGATTTAGGTAGTGGCGAGCAGCTGTTTATCCCTACGGGGGTTGAGGGCGTTACCGCTGTCGGCAACGTATCGGTTACGGGCGACCAGAGTGGTCTGCTTCTAGGGTCTGTTGAAGGTACAGCATCAAGTAACGGCGTTGTCGTAGATGCGGGCGCAACCGTTGCGGTTAGCGAAGAAACTGGGTTAATTGGTAACGTAGGTTCCGTAATAGCCCTAGCCGCTGCGGACGCGGCTGTAACTGGGTTGGGGGCTACGGGTTCTCCCGGCAGTGTTTCAGTGACCGCAGCCGCTGATGTAGCAGTCACTTCACCTCAAATTTCCGGTAGTGTTGGCACTGTGACGCTTGCAGCGGCGGCTACAGTTTCTGCTACTGGGGTAGAAGGTACTGGCGTAATTGGGGACGCTTCGATAGCCGCAAACGCGAGCATCGCCGTTACCGGGATAGACGGTACAGGTGAAGTTGGCGTAGCAGACGCAGGCCCGGACGCTGATGTGACGGGGGTAGAAGGCACTGGTACGCTTGGCGACGTTACCGTAACAGGTAATCAGAGCGGCCTGACATTGACAGGTGTAGCTGGAACCATGGCCGTAGGCAGCGTGTCTGTTGATGCAGGTGCAGGTGCGGATGTAACTGGAGTTTTTGCTACAGGTAGTGTAGGCTCGGTGACAGTAACAGGCTCGGCTACAATAATACCCACTGGGGTGTTTGCGACTGGGCAAGTTGGTCAAGCTCTTGTATGGGGTAAAATCGTCCCCGATCCGGGCACAGTGTGGACACGAATAGCAGCATGAGGGTGACGAATGCCTAGTACATATACAACGAATGGCGGCATAGAGTTACCCGCAAACGGTGAACAGTCCGCTACATGGGGCAACACTGTTAACGACAACATGAACATTGTTGATCGTCTAACGAACGGCGTCGGTGCAATTACGTTGTCCGGTACGACTCACACCCTTACTACATCCAACGGTACTTTGTCTGACGGGCAGTATAGCGTTCTGGTTTTAGGAGGTTCGCCTTCTGGGACTAACACAGTGACTGTGTCGCCAAACGACGGGCAGCATATATACATTGTCAAAAACGGCAGCACCGAAACCGCTACGTTTACGCAAGGTTCTGGCGCGAATGTCAGCGTTTTGTCTGGCACGACTAAGATTATATACTGCGACGGCGCGGGTTCCGGTGCAGCTGTTGTGGACATCACGGGCTCCTTGGACCTCGGCAGTTTGATTTTAGGGGGCACCACAGTCACTGCGACCGCGGCGGAGTTGAACATCATGGATGGCGTCACGGCCACCACCGCGGAGTTAAATATTCTTGACGGCGTTACAGCCACAACTGCAGAGTTAAACATTCTCGATGGGGTAACGGCTACTACTGCAGAGCTGAATTACGTTGATGGTGTTACGTCCGCTATCCAGACACAGCTGGACGCCAAAGCGCCTTCCGCAAGCCCTACGCTTACTACTCCTACGCTTACGTCTGCGGTTACTATTACTGG